CGACAAGATTAAGCAAAGCCCCTCCACTCGCTCTAGCATTGGTATCCGCTAATGGCAACATTCCCTTCCATTAGACCAACCGGACGATCCTATTCTCCAGGGCAATTTCCCACGAAAGTCTATCGTGGGCTTTCGGGGGCAACTGTTAAGAGGGTGTTTGGCAATCGGTCGTTTGGTCATGTCATTGATCTTCAGTTTGAAAATATTTCCGACGCCGATACAAAAGCCATCCTCGATCATTACTATGGTCAATTTGGTAGCTACGCCCGTTTTGCCCTTCCTGATGCTGTATTTTCTGGCATGAGCACAACGCTGAAAGTCGTTGTGCAGACTCCCGCGAATATTCTCTGGGAATATGCTGAACCTCCTCAAGTGGAAAGTGTGTTCAATGGACGAAGCACTGTTACAGTGAGACTGATTGGCGAGCTTAATTATTCTGGCGCTTGATAATGGAAACTTCAGTTCACATTGCTCATTTTCTTTTCATTCAAACTGCTAACGGACAGTCGCACTACTATCAAAACTATTTCTTCAATACTGGTGCTTCTGCGGTGGCCATTCCTGGCACCGCATCGCCAACGTATAGACACGCTCCATTTCGCGTGGAAGGAGCATTGTCTTCTTTAAACGGAGAGAATAGCTTGTTGCGTGTACTGTTTCCACATAGCGCCTTTACCATTGCGCTCGTTGAGAATGGAGAAGGCAATCGTCTTAGTAAGCTTTCCCTGAAGACAGTATGGATGGCCACCACTGGTTCTATTACTAATTACAGCAGCTATACCAAGACTGCTGAATATGAGGAGTTTTACGTGGGCGTTGGCGCTTCATTTGACGATACCACTGTAGAACTGCGTTTTAGGAGCGCCATGGATAGCGTGGGTGCATCATTTCCAAGACAAACGTTCTCGTCTAAGAACGTTGGATTCTTGCCATTGAATGCAGAAATTAGCCTGCGATGATTAATGATTTAATTGGCCTTGCGTATGAACGAAGGGCTCGTTTTTCTGAAGGCGAAGGAAAAACCGATTGCTTTATGCTTGTTTGCGAAGCAAGGCGTCGCCTTGGTCTTCATGATTATGAAGAGGATTTTCGGTGGGCATATGATCAATATGATTCTGGCAATTTACCAATGAAAAGAATTGTCAGATGGCTATTTGACAATGGCAAAAGGACAAGGGAAAGAGATGATGGTAACGTGGCAATTATTTTGCCAAGGCCAGGAGGCGAGATAGCAGTTGGCGTGGCTTATGATGGGGGAATACTTACAGTTTCCCGAGGAGGGCGATCATTCTGGTCGTCATCTTTTCCATCGCTGAAGCTGTTCAAAATGCTGCCTGATATCAAATAATGAGACGCCTCCTCCCTTACGAACGCGCTCTAATTGATGCTCTTCAGATTTCTGAAGAAGAATACTGGCAGTTTTATCTGGCACGATTGAATTATCGTGATAACAAGGAAGGAACTATTCTTGATATAAGAAACGGCATCGAGACGATTGCTCTTGTTCTTAGCATTGTTGGCACGCTTGCTCAAGTTGGAGCGGCACTTCTCGCTCCCAAGCCAGAAGCTCCTAGTCAAAAGATGGGACGCCAGTCCCGAAATCTTTTCTTTGCGCCTCGTTATGGCTTTAATTCTTTCCAGGAAGTGGCGCGTTACGGCGATCCAGTTAATCTCGTCTATACAAACAATTCCGAAAATCCTGCTGGCGGCGTAAGAGTTAATACTTCGCTGGTATGGTCCGCTGTGCATAGTCTTGGATCTCGCCAATTCATGCAAATGCTTGCAGTGGTAGGCGCTGGCCCCATTGAAGAATTTGGCTATGGTCGCACAGCATTTGGGCAAACGCCGCTAAGGGACATTCCAGCTCAACGCTTCTGGCTTTATGCGCAGCCAGACGGCGGACGACTTGCCTTCATTCACAATAGGTATCCAGAGCCTCTAAACGCAGACGATCCATCACGTGAAGGCATCGCTCCCACTGATGCAGTGTATAAGGCCAATACGTCTGGTCTTCAAAGGCCAGAGGGCTTTAGCCAAGCCTTTTCTCCCACTACTGCCACTTCCTTGGGAGTATATGACGTTGTGCCAATCAGGGTGCAAGTGGAGGATAGAGATGACAATGGCAAAGAAGAGCGCGACCAACTTGGCGTAAATTTAACTGGCAGGGGCAACTTTTGGCCAGATACATGGCCAGCAGTAGGAGTTCGTCCCGCATTGCCAGTAAACAGTCAATTAACCATCATCTTTAGAGAAGACGATGGAAAGAGTGTTGGCGAGGATGTAGAAAGAGCTGCCGTCGATTTACGTAGTTCATATATTACTATTTTTGACTCTTCTAGTTTGTACAAACTTGGCGCGGCCAAGCTGAAGATGATTTCTAGCAATATCAATAATGGAAGTGACGTGGAAGGGCAGTTTACTTTTAGATGCGTAGAGGCTGGCGTGTTGTGCGAGGAAGATTATGGCACACTTAATTATCAACAAAATGGCGAAGAACTTAGAACAAGGAAGAGGCAACTAGAAGCTCTCATTGCCCAGCTTCTTATTGACAAAGGAATAGCTTTTGGTAATAAAATTAATGGTGCCACTGCGGCTCAAATTGACCAATATTCTTCAAGACTGGAGCAGTTGGATGAAAATATTTTGCGGGCCTCCGCAGTTAGAAAAGGAAACATATCTTCCATTGATTTTAGGGATCTTCTTGACCAAACAGGAGCATTTCAAGAAGCGAATAGGGACATAAATAAATTAGAAGAAGAATTTAAGACATTAAGTGAACACAAGGAAAACTTGCAAGACGTTATTAATGATATTCTTGAAATTCCGCCCGCTAATAGAACTAACGTGCAGAAAAATAGATTGCGAACTGCACAGACCGAAAAAAGGCAAGCAATTATTGATAGAAATGAAAAGCGCAAGCAAATTAATACTATTGTCCGCAGGCTTATGCCACGAGCGATTGAAGAAGGGCTGTTTAATGATGCACCAAACACAGATTTACGACAAGAACTGCGTGCCATGCGCAGAGAGCGCCGTCAGGTCAGACGCGCCATTGATGAGCTCATGCGGAACCAGCGGGATGTTCCTGCAGAAACGGCTGCGCAGCAGGATTGGCAGCGGCGTTACGACGAAGCTACCAGGGAGCTGCGGGAGACGGAGGCCGAGCTAAAGAACACAGACAATTGGAACGACTATTTCAATACAAAGTGCATTGCAAAGATCGACGAAATTAGCTACGAAGCCACTACCAAATGCGACATTATTAATTTCTGCTTCAAAAGCAAAATCTTTCAGCGCATTCAAGGAAGGCAAAGTGTATATGCCGAGACTGATATGCAGGGGCATAAAGACAGCGACAATGGCGTGCGTAATCGTACATCCATGTTTTGGATGCTTTATAAAAAGCCAACTGACACGCGATATACAAGAGCAAAGTTTGTATTGGCCATTCGGAATGGCAAGGAAGTGGACATCTACACGCACCTTCGTTTCATTGCTGCATCGAAAGAAAAATGGCAGTTTAAGTTTGAGCCCATTGTTGATCTTCCTGCAGAACTACGCACTCATAATGATGCGCAACAAATTAACGTGCTCTATCTCCGCACCTTTGGCTATGGATTAAATGATGAGCAGAATAGCGTAGCTCTTGACGGTGGACATCAATTGGTTTTCCGTGGCAAAATTCGCCAAACCATTCGCCTGCGTCCTCGCCTAAACCGCACGCCAAAATTTGTTGATGAATGGGGACTGTTCTCATTGCGTTCTGATACGCAAATTTCCTTCTCGTTTGATAGTGGCCCTGAGAACTCCCTGGTGGCAGTCACTGAGCAGCAGCTTGAAAGTTTCTCGTCAAGTCTTTACCAAGATCTTGTTCTGCTTGGCCTGAATATTTATAGTGGGCAAGGCGTACAAGATTTGCGCTCTCTTAGCGCATGGGTGACAAAAGGCAAGAAGGTTCGGAAGCTTTCGGATGGTGGAAGCTATTCGTCTAGTCTTTCTTCATCAACAAGCTATGCTCCTGAGATTTTTCTCGACACCATTCTTGATGAGAAAAATGGCATTGGCGCCTATGCTAATGTCAATGGCATCGATACATCGCGTCTTGGACTTGCTCAGAAATTCTGTCGGGCTAATGGCTACTACATGGACGGCGTGATTGCCGAACCGCAATCATGGCGAGAATTTTGGAGCACTGTTGCACCATTTTCCCTTCTTGAATTTGCGCGAATTGGTGGAAAAGAGACATTGGTCCCAGCAGTGCCTTATGACACCTTCGGCAATGTCACTAGAAACATTTCCATTTCCGCATTGTTCAATCAAGGAAATATTCTTGAGGACAGCTACAAAGAAGAGTTTCTTGATTATGGTGACAATACGCAAGATCTGATTGCCACTATTGTCTATCGCAACACGGAAAACGACAATGTGTTTCCAGGGAATACAAGCCTGACCATTATGCTGGCTGATGCCTCAGAAAGCAATAGCGTTCGTCAGACGTTTAACTTGTCGGATTTTGTCACAAGCAGAGTGCAAGCATTGCATTATGGAATGCTGCTTTGCCAGCAACGTAGACTTTCAAGGCGAGCTGTGGAATTTCAAACATTCCCCACTGAAAGTCCCATTGAGCCTGGTAGCTACATCTATGTTCAAACTGATCAGAACCAATGGGACGATTTCCGCAGCGGCATTATCGAGGCAGACGGCAGACTGAACACTCCATTGGCGGAAGATCCAATTAACGGCTCTTACACAGCGCTTTTGTATAGCGGCAGCCCTAACGAAGGAATTGTCAAGCTTTCCGTATCAGTTACCAATAGTCAGTCCGCTTCTCTTGCTCCTTATGAAGGATGGTTATTTGTCTTGGGTAATGTAGTAACAGCCAAACGTGTTTTCCGCGTGACAGAAGTGACAATGGAAGAAGAAGGCGAAATTACAGTGAAAGCCATTGAGCATCCTTGTGAAGAAGAAGGAGGGCAAACCAAATCAAGAATTGTGCGTTTTGAACCATCGCTTTATCGTATTGATTAGTCATTCTCAAAAGTGCTAAGATTAGAACAAAAGCTTTAAGACAATGCCTTTTTACACTGGTCGCACTGCCACATTGTCCATTGGCGGCACTGTGCTAGGAAAAGTTCGAGACTGGAGCCTTGATACTTCTGTAAATACGCTTGATACCACCGCATTAGGTGACACTGCCAATACAAGCGTACCTGGTTTATTCAGTGGCACGGGTAGCGCCACTCTTTCGTATTACAATGATGCAACGACGGCTTTGAATGTCACCGACATTCTTGACAATATTAATAAGACAACGGCTATTACTACTTCCGACGCATTGCTCTTTACATTTACAGTAGGCACTAGTCAGTTCTTTTCGGCAAGTGGCTACGTTACAAGCGCATCGATTAGCGCCTCCACTGATGAAGTAACAAGTGCTTCTCTTCAATTTACACTTACCGGGCCGCTAACTGCTGTGACAATGACTGGAACCACTTAAAATAAAAGACTAGAGAGAGTTTAATGGCATGACATTCTTTGTTGGACATTCTGGTGCCATTAGGCTTCAGCGAGGAGGAGAGCAAACGTTAGAAGTGGTTATCAATGAAGACGATGTAAATACAAATTTGAATCGTCTTGGAGTGGATGGTGCGCTAGATAATTTTATTACTGGGGATATGCTGCAAATTAGAACCCGTGATCCACGCGGTTTGCCATTTTTGGCATCTGGCGTGTGGAATCCAAGAGGCGAAACAGTATTCCCCGATGGCGTTGAAACAAGAGCATACGCTCACGTTAATGCTGTTGGTGGAGTGAGACTATTTCCTGCATTCTTAGACGCAGTCAATAATGTTCGTGCAAATGAATATAGCCTTTCTTTGTTTTCTGGCGAACCGATAGAGTGCTCGCTTAAAGTTGTCGACACAAGAAATAACATCCTTGGATCTGTTACGTCGTTTGAACTAAACACTGATCGCGGTGCCATTGAAACGACAAGTTTGTCCGATAAATTCAGGCAACAATACTCTGCTGGTATTTTAAGCGGCAATGGAAGCATTGATTGTTTGTTTAGCTACGAAACTATAACACCAGAAGAAACTCCTTTGTTTCTACTGCAGGTGATTAATCGCCTTGACATTGGAAGCAACTTTAATTGCTTGCTTTCAATTTCATCGAAAGACGTTTCATCAGTATTCACTGAAGAGATTTTTTACGAGCTTGAAGCTGTAGTTACTCGCGCTGGTGTCACTGTATCCTCTGACGCCTTGGTTAGTGTTTCAATAGATTTTGTTACCACTGGGGAGCTAAGGCTTCGTGTGGGCACACCTCCCGAATACCTGCTCCTTGAAGACAGCGAAGCGATTCTGCTTAATGAGCCCGTTGGAGATAATCTGACGCTTGACTACCTCTTGCAGGAGATCACAGACTGATGATAGTTAAAATTGTTTAAGACTAGACTGTACTTAGACTTGCACGCTTCTTAGACATGGCTGACCAAAGAATTACAGAGCTTGTTGAAATTACGCTAAGTGGCATTGCGTCAAATGACGTGCTGCCTATTGTTGACATTAGCTCTAGCCAGACCAAGAAGGTTCAAGTTAAAAATCTTGTACAGAGAGGGTTTGCTTTAGTTGATAATTCAACTCTTCCTGCTGTAAAAATTGAGACGAGTGGCATTACGGCCACTCGAATTGCTGCTAATGCAATTGAGACCGTTCATATTAATGCAAGTGGAATTACGCTGGCCAAGATGGCGGCGAATTCTGTTAATACCACACAGATTGTTGATAGCGGCGTCACTCAGTCTAAATTAGCACCT